GAGGCCGAAATGACCCGCGAAGAATTGAGAGCAAAAATAGGCCCGGAGGTTTGGGCAGAATAAATAAGGTTCAACAACGATGCGAAAGCTAAACCTTGAGGGGAAAAAATACGGAAAGCTACTGGTCCTCAAAGACGTTGGGAGAACCAAAACCGGAAGAGTCATGTGGCTTTGCCTTTGCGATTGCGGAGGTGAGAAAGCAATTGTGTCTTCCGCAATTGTGAACGGCCACGTAAGGAGTTGCGGATGTCTTCGCGCTGAAGCAGGGCTTGGAAATACAAATGGATTGGGGAGTAAGCGGACCCCAGAGAGTCGGGCCAGGACAAGCAAGGCTCTGAAAGGAAAGCCGAAAACCCCCGAGCACTGTGCAAACATCAGAAAATCTCGAACCAAAGAATTTCGAGAAAAAATGAGTCTCAGGGTGAGCGGCAAAAACAATCCGATGTATGGAAAACCAGTAAGCGAAGAAACCCGAACTAAACTAAGCGTAGCCGGAATGGGCAACAATCGTCTACTCGGACACGAGCATTCTCCCGAGACGATACAAAAGATGAGTGACGCCCAAAGAGGTAAAAACCATTGGAACTGGAAAGGCGGAATGACCGATCAGCCTTATTGTGAGATTTTCAGGGACAAAGACTTTCGAACAATGATTATGGAACGGGACAATCACGAATGTCAAAATCCCGATTGTTGGGGAAAGAGCAAAAAACTTTGTCCTCATCACATAAATTACGTCAAGAAAGATTGTTCCCCCAAAAACCTAATAACACTCTGCATCAGTTGTAATGCGCGAGCAAATAAAGATCGTGAGTGGCATTCGGCATATTACAACACGATGTTGCAGGAAAAATATGAGACTAATTGTGTCTCTGGAAGGATGTAAAAATGGCTATCCAACAGTATGGGAGCGTACCTTCACGAAATTTGATTCGCGCCGAAATGCGCATGCTCAAGCACGCCGAGCCGATTCAGGTATTGACCCGGTTTGGCGATCAGAAAGAACAACCTTTAAACAAGACGGACACCATCGTTTTCCGTCGACTGCAACCTTTTAACGCGACTGCAACGGAAGTTCCCGATATCACGGCTGTCAATTTCCTGACGGCTGAAGGTGTTACCCCGACCTCAAATACCATTTCCTATACTGATGTTACCACGGTGTTGAATCAGTATGCGGTTCTTTTTAAGTTCACGAGCAAGGCCCAGTTGATGTACGAAGACGACATTCCGAATGACATGGCCAAGCTGACCGGTGAGACCATGGCGGAAGTTGCGGAGCTGGTTTGTTATGGACAGGTTCGGGCCGGTACGAGCGTTATCTATGCCAACGGTGTCGCCAGGGCTACGCTTAACAGCGTTCCTTCCCTCAACGATTTCCGGCTTGCGGCACGAACCATGGAGTCCAACCGGGCAAAAACCGTAACATCGGCCGTAAAGCCGGGTCCGGACTTTGGTACTTCGAGTGTCGAGGCGTCGTATATCGTATTCCATCACACCAACGTATCGGCAGACCTTCGGGACATTGCCGGGTTCACCAAGAGGGTTGATTACGGATCAGCGATTAAACCGGTCCATGAGAGAGAGATCGGGGCGATCGAGGAATTCCGGTTTGTAACCTCACCCCTGTTCACTGCTTGGGCGGGTGGAGGTCTTGCAGAAGGCGCCGACGGAATGGTTGCCACAGGTGGTAACAATGACGTGTATCCACTGGTTGTCATGGCCCAGAGCGCATGGGGTCAGTGTTCGCTGAAGGGTCACGGCTTTTCAGGCGTTTCACCGACCATCATACCGAGTAATGTGAAGAATCACGCGAATCCTTCGGGGATGTTCGGGTACGTGGGTGCCGATTTCTGGTTGTCTTCGGTTCGTCTCAATGAGAACTGGATGACCAAAATCGAGTGCTGCGTAACTGATATTTCCGGATAAACCACTTCCTTGAGCACTTCAGGGAGTGCCTCCAGGTGAAAGAAAAGCCCTCGTGAGTATCCCGGGGCATTGGAGGTAACATGATTAAAGAACGAAATAAACACAAGATCGAGCAGTGGATTAAAGAAGTGCAGTCCCACCGAGGCCGCAGGGCTTTAAGGGGCTGCATGGCGATCTTTATGAACGACGACATTGCGAACACGTTCAAGGGCATTGTTTTTGGGGCCAATACGACCAACATCACGATGAGCGGCGCGTTTACGACCGGTATTTCAATTGCGGCAGACGGTACCACAGCAATTGAAGTTACCGCGGCCTTTACCGGAACAACGGGCATTCTACTGGCGGGAACTGGCACCACGGGGCTAAACATCACCGGTGCCCACACTACCGGGATAAGTATTACCGGAGCGACCACAAACGGGATTTCCATCACTTCAGCGACCGCATCAGAAGACATCCTGATCGCCAAGACCTCTACGGCGACTACCGGCGCTATCCGTTCCATGACCATCACGCAAACCATGAGTACCACAGCGACAGCAAGCCAAGTCGAAGCTCTCAAGGTTGCCCTTGTCGCCAATGCGAAGACCGGTGCGTGGGCACAGGCCATTTTCGCTCAAACAGACTATATGACCAATGGGCTTGCACACGGGGTTGGGTCTGTCATCTGCGCGGAGTTGTCTTTGCCAGCCTCTTCGGTTGTGAGAGGAACCTATTACGTGTGGCAGTCGGAAATTGATTGCCCAACAAATTGTGTGATGAACGCAAACCCGATAGGTGTGATGTCTGTCAGCGTTTGGGGTGGAGCTAAAACACAGTTTGATGATGTCGGGCTTCTGTTCGATATCTCTGGTGTCACAAGTGGCGCGGGTAAGTTCTGGTATGACAACACTGACGGCGCCTATGACGAGTGGTTGAAAATCCGGACACCAAGCGGGGTTCGGTATATTCCGCTAATGGACGGACAGGCGGCATAAGGAGAGATGTAATGGGATTTTCAATAACAGCCCGTGGACAAGGCATGGTCAGGTATCCATTTTCAGTTTCAAGTCATTGAGGATTCTGTATAGCGGGTCTCGTTAAAAAAGGAGTACTACATGGCAGAAACAAGAGAAGAGGCGATCGAGGAATTGGTTAAGCGCGAAGATGCTCGTCGAGTTGAGGCCGCAAAGCCAAAGGCAAAGCCAAAGGCAAAACCAAAGGCAAAGAAATAGTTACCCTTTCGCGGGATAGGGGCTAGCCCTGATAAAGCCGTTTCCCTGGACGGCCTTCCCGCGATTCACCCCCAGGAATACCCACAGGAGGTATTAAAATGAAGTTGAGCGTAATGGAACGAATGATGCTGTTGAATCTTCTCCCCCCCACGGGAACCTTTGCGAACCTGAAAGTGCTCAGGATAGCGAAAGAAGCCCTGTCCTTTGACGATGTTGAACACAAAGCGCTCAACATTCGGTATGAGGGTGAAGGCGACAAGGCCCAGATGCGGTGGGACAATCACACCATCATCGAAAAGACAACCGGACAAGCGGTCGAGGGCCACCCCGTGGCGGTCCAGGAAATGATCAAAGAGAATCCCGAGCGCTTTGAGATGAAACCCATCATGGACGATAAGAACGTCATCGTGGGCGAGATTGTTACCCAGATGATCGCCAAGTCGCTGAAGGAGTTGAACAACAAGGAGGAACTGACCGAACAGCACTTTTCCCTGTACGAGAAGTTTGTAGAGCCTCCCGTGCAGGCGGTGGAATAAAAAAAGAAAGGAAACCGATATGTATAATTTAGATGACCAAGCTGTCCGGGGCGGAAATATCTGCCTCTCAAAAGCGGGTCTTGCCGAGGGGACCAACGCCAACACCCTAAAAACGGCAGCACCAAACGGCGCCGGGGTGGACTACTGCATTGATGGGGTCAATTACCATTATGCCGACAGGGACAACCTCGTGATGGACGCCCTCATAATTCAGCCTCTTCTGTATTCGTGCCTGTATTTGGTGACGCTCAATATCACCTCTTTGGCCGATACGGTAAACGGGTTGACGATCACAAAAGGGGTGCAGCGATTAACGGCCGATGTATCGAGCGGGCGGTATCCGCTTTGGTGGCCTGAACTTCCGGATGGAGAGTGTGCGATTGGCGCATTCCGGATCGACACAGAAACAACCACTTTTACGTGTGGTTCGACAGACCTGGCGACGATCGTTGCCGATGGAACCGTTACATATTATGACCTGATGTCACTCCCGACATCACCGATAACTTCGTAAAAACGAGAGTGTAAAAGGAGTCTAAAATGTTGAACTTTGATGATGAAACTGTACGAGGCGGGACCGTATGTCTGTCTAAGGCTGGCCTTGCTGTTGGCGGAACTTCGACAACTGCTAGAACCAACGCACCCAACGGCGCTGGGACCGACTTTGCAATCGACGGCATTATTTATCATCTGGCAGACGCTGATGATAATATTGTTTTTACGGCGGCCACCGCAATCGCTGACCTGTCCTCGATTCTGTATCTGGTCTGCATCACCTCTGCCAATGTGATAACGGCCGTTCCCGGGGTTGCGGTCCTGGCTGCCGACATTGCATCCGGAAAGTATGCGCTCAGATGGCCTGCGCCGACAGCCAACACCTGCCCAATCGGTGGGATCCGGGTTGATACCAGTGCTGGGACATGGACCGCCGGAACCACGGCACTTGATGCCGGAACAATCACAGACACGTATTATGATTTTTTCGCAGTACCGACCGATCCGATCACGGCATAAACAATTCTCAGGGAAGGGCACACAGCCCTTGAAAGGTGCAAAAATGGCTAAAGACGAGAAAGACGACAAAGAAGTTAAAGTGAGCGAGGCAGATCAAAAAACTGCTGCCGCAAAGAAAGAGATCGAGGACGGCTACCGTGATCTGGTTATCATGCAGCGAAAGTTCAAGCGAGAAGTCGCAGCATTTGAAGCCGGTGGAAAGGACAAGAAAATCACCCTGCCCGAGTTCCGTGGAGCATACGACAGCGTTGAACAAGTAACAGAACGGGACGTGATCAAGCTGAAAGAAATGGCCGAGATGGAGAAGTTCGGAAACGAATTGCTTCTCGTTCGAGTCGAACAATCCGGCGTTCCGGGTGACCTCCCGGTGATTGTTGTCACTGTGAACGGCACCAATCAGGCAATTATCAGAGGGCATGAACAGAGGATAAGACGTAAGTATGTGGAATCATTGGCCCGTTCGAGGGTTACAAGCTATACCCAAAGCGTACCGGACGGTTCAAAACCCGATGTTATTTCGATGGACGATCATACGGCGCCGACATATCCTTTCACTGTTCTCGAAGATCCGCATCCACGCGGAAAGGAGTGGTTACTGGCCATTATCGCACAACCCTAAAAAGGGGGTGACCCGTGAATTATCTTGCTTTGTGCAAGCGGCTAAGAATGGAAATCGGGTGGCCAGGGACGGGACCGGCATCTGTTGTCGGTCAAACAGGACAAATGGGGCAGGTGGTTGATTGGATCGCCGCTGCTTATAACGATGTTCAAGTTGAACATGAGCTGTGGCGATTTCTGAGGACGGATTTCGATTTTGAGACGATCGCCACTGTCAACACCTACACCCCAGTCGCTGTCGATATTGACGACCTTGCAACATGGGTCAAAGAAAGTTTCCAGATTTATGCTGCGGTAACCGATGAA